GCCATGGCCAGGGCCTGCATGCCGTCGATACGGCCCGTGGCGCGGCTCTTGTCGAGCTTCCTGGCGCCGGTCGGGTCTTTGGTGACGGTGGCGTTGGCGGCGCACATGGTCAGGACGGGATGCATGCCGTGGGCGATGCGGGCATTGAGCAATTCGGCCTCCAGGGCATCCAAAGCCGGGGCCATATCCTTGTAGCCCTGGCCCCACTCCACCAGCGGCAGCTCGGCACCCAGCTTGTCCAGCTCCCGGCGCATGAGGTCAATGCGCCAGCGGTCATAGGCGATGGCTTGGACGTCGAGGTCAGCGAGGATCTCCAGCATGTCAGACGCGACATGCTCATAGTCCACGGTGGCGCCTGGCGTGGTGCGCAAGTGGCCTTGTCGGTGCCACACGTCATAGGGGGCGCGGTCACGGCGGGCGCGGTCGTGCAGGCCCTGCTCGGGCGTCCAGAAATGCGGCTGCACCTGCCACACGCCATCCACCTGGCCCACGATCACCAGGGCGGTGAGGTCGGTACGTGCCGACAGATCCAGGCCACAGAAGACAGGGGTGTCGTTCAGGGAAACGATACCCCTTGCGCAGGACTTCCACACGTCAGGCGACACGAACGGCGATTCGGTACTGATACGCTGGTTCAGCAGTAGATTGCGGGCGCTGTTTTCCATGCTCGGCATGCGCTGCGCCTGCGCCATCTGCTCCTTGAGGTCGTCACGCGAGCGGAACAGGCCCAGTGCCGGGTTAGCGGCCTGCCATGCCGATTCGTCCGTCAGCTCGCACCCAGCAGGGGCCGCATACAGCCTGCACACAATGCGCGGGTCTGCACTGGCCTTGGCATCGTCAATCCACGTTGAAAGCAAGTCGGCATCGTTCGCCGCTTGCGTCGATATGGCGATCAGCAGCGGCTCGGCATGGGCGCCCTGGCTGGTGGTGATAGCGTCAATGAAGTCCGACTGCGGGCCGCGCACCTGGCCGATCTCGTCGAGTATTGCCAACACCGGAGACAGGCCGTGCGCGGTCTTGCCCTCGGCTGCCAGGGCGCGATATTCCACGTTCATGGGCAGGCCGATCAGGCGCTTTCCCGATGGGACGATCCGCACCAGGGGCGACAGCTTCGGGCTTTGCTGGATCATCTTGCAGGCCAGCGAGAACACCAGGGCGGCTTGATCCCGGCTCATGGCACCCGACACGATTTGGCTGTTTTGCTTGGCCTCGGGGCCCACCAGGTGCGCCAGCAGCAGGCCAGCAATCAGCCCGCTCTTGCCGTTCTTGCGCGCAATGCTCAGGATGGCGCGGCGCGTGCCTGCCGGGTTGTCGTAGACGTCGGTGATGAACTGCTTTTGAAACTCGGCCAGCACCAGCGGTTTGCCCACGTCCGCGCCCTCGGGCGTGACACAGTAGGCCTCGATGAATTGGATGATGCGGGCGGCGCGGCTCACTTCACGGCTCGCAAGGTCGGGATCAGGCCATCGTCCTGCATATCGGCGCGGGCCTGGCGTTCGAGCTCGGCACCCTTCACAATATCGGCGCTGCGCCCCACGGTCGCCACGGTGTTGACGGCAATGGCACGGGTCAGGGCCAGGGCGCGGCGGCTCATTTTCTCCAGCAGCTCGCACGCCGGATTGATCTTGTCACCGACGATGAAACCATCAGCATCAATCTGCGCTTGCAGGGCCTCGATGTCCGCCTGGCAGCGGGCCAGGTTCGCGGCGCTGGCCAGGTCTACCTCGTTCCACGTATCACGCGGTCGGGCGGTCACGATGGCCGTCCAGAACGGGCCGTCCTGCGGGCGCAGCGTGACGTGGGCAGGCGGGGACAAGGGCGGCAGGGCGGCGGCCTGGGTCGCGGCCACTGCGGCTTTGGCGCTGTCGGAGCGCTGGCGCTTGGGTGTCAGCTTCATGGTTGCCTATTTTTTGGGCAGTCAGCGGTAAAGGAAGAGGAACCGGCCGGTCTAGCAAGATTCGTGCCTGGCGATTTCTGCAAGAGGCTGCATACCTTTGCCCACGGGTGCGCCGGATCGAGCGGCAGGCCGTCCACGTCACAGCCCATGCTCACGCGCTTACCCTGGTCGCTGGCCGTCTTGCGCGAGTGGCATTCGTGGCACAGCGGCTGTAGGTTCTCGCTGCTGTTGTCGCTTGGGTCGCCGCTTTTGTGGTCAACGTCCGTTGCCTCGGTCAACAGGCCGCGTGCGGCGCAATGCCTGCACAGTGGTTCGCCGTTGAGCACAGACGCCCGCATGCGCCTCCAGGCCGCCGATTGAAGGGGTAGCGTGCGGCGCGGATCAGCATCGCGTCCAGTGCGGTTTGCCATGGCTATTCCTTGCTGGGGTAGGGCTGGCGTGCCGGGACGGCCTGGCCGTCGCGTGGCGCATCGTCAATGCCGGGGATGGTGGGCAGGTTCTCCAGGCGCCGGGCCTCGCTGGGCAGCATCCAGCCCGATGCAATACCGGAGCTGTAGAACGCGGCGCGGTTGGCGCTGTCGCCGCGCAGCAGTCCCTCCACCTGGTGCTCGGCAAAGTACACGCGGCGCCCGACCTCGGTCAGTAGTTGCTTGGCTATGGCCTGCTCCCACGCGACAAGATGGCGGCGCAGGCTCATCGTCACGAACTGGCGCGCAAGCTCCATGCTGTTGGAGTAATTGCCATGGCGCAGGTCGCCCACGATGGTGGGGGGCACGCGGAACAGGCGGCAGACTTCCTCCACGCTGAACTGACGTGCCTCGATCCATTCGGCATCCTCCAGGGTCATGGCGACGGATTGGAAGTCCACGCCTTCTTCCAAAATCGCCGTGCGTCCGCTGTTGGCACCGCCTGCATGTTGGCTGCTCCAACTGGTGGCGATGGCCTGGCGCTGCTCGGGCTTGAGCTTGCCGGGGAACTTCAGGACGCCCAGCAGCTTGGCGCCGTTGGTGAAAGTGTTGCGTCCATGATCCTGCTCGGCTTGGGCCAGTTCGATCACGCCACGGGCGGCCTGAATCGGACTGACGCCCATAACACCATCGTCACCCAGGCGGTGGCGCAGGTGCAGAACTTCATGGGCCAGCAGGCGGGTCAGTACGCCGTCCTTGCTGTGGTCGTACACCAGGCCGGTGGCCGTGCGCTGCACTGTCACGTTGTCGGGGTTGAGGGGCCACAGCTCACGCACCTGGCCATCCCAGCCGCGCACGATGCGGGCAAAGGCATTGCCGCGCAGCAGCACGGCGGCCATCATGTATTCGCGGCCTTCAAGCGCTGTCAGCTCAGGATTGAACTGGTCGTGCAAGACGCGATACAGCGGGTGGTCTGACGCCCGTTCACGGTCATCGTCAGCACGGCGGAGGAACAGGATCAGCGGTAGCGATGCGGTGGTTTCGGCAATGGCCTGCACGCACGCATAGACGGTGCTCACGCCCTGCGCGGAGGTGGCATTCACAGAACCCGTGCGCAGGGCAGAAAACGCGCCCCAGGTGTCATTGGGATTGGTGCTGCGGCGCTCCAGGCCGATGGCGCCCAGGGCGCGGTCGAGGATCTTCATCGGCAAGTCTCCAGCCACAAAGCATTGGCGCCGATACCAGGGCGGTGCAGGTCGTACACGGATGGCATGCTGCGCAGGGCCACGGTGGTGTCTTGATAGGCAGGGTCTGACGTCAGGGTTATTTCTGCCAGCTCCACCGTCAGCAGCTCGCGCACGGTCTGCGCGCCGCGTGCTTCCCAGCGGTCGCCGCCCTCGGGCACGCGAAAGCCAAACGAGCAACCGGCCACATCGCCGCGATCCACCAGAATGGCCAGGTCACGCCCGTGGGTGGTGTCGGGCAGGGCCAGCTCAAAGGCCAGGCCGTGGGCGTCCTCCTTGAGCTTGAGCGTGCCGCCTCGCGTGGTGCCCAGTAGCGCGTCGCCTTGATGGTGGTAGAGGGCGCGAATGTTGGAACCCGTCGCCAGCGATTTGGCGAAAGCGCCAGGGCGGATCACCTCGCAGAAGCTGCCCAGGTTGGCCTCGGAATTGAACACGGCGGCGTAGCCGGTCAATGTCTTGTTGCCGCTCGCCTTGAGCGTGCCGTGTCCGCGTAGTTCCAGCATTCGCAACTCTCCCGATTACAGGGTGATGTCTTCGATCACCGTGAACGCATCCTCACGGCGGGGCACCATGTCGCAGGTGGTCAAGATGCGAACTTGCACAGCGCCACGGCTGAA